TGGTGACCGGGGCAACCCTGCTGACCGCCGGGTGGATTGTTTGCCTGCGTGCCAACAGGCCCAACTGTGAAGCCCCCCTGGCAGGCGCCTCGGCCGCTTGGGCCGCCGCCGCCAACGTGGCCCTCGGCGTGGCCCTGCAGGAGCAGCGCAAGCCATGACCAGCCGATCCGAAGGCATCCTCGCAGGCACCAAGGCAATCCTTGAGGCTGGTCTCACCGGCGCCGCTGCGGCCACCGTCTACCGCGACCGGGCCGAAGCCCTGGCCCGCAATGAGCTGCCAGCGGTGGCGCTGGACTGGGACACCCAGAGCGACGCTGCTACGACCCACAAGACCCTGACCACCACCATGCCGTTGGAGGTGGACATCCTGATCAGCGGCACGCCCCTCACCCTCCTGGCCGATCCGATCTGGGTCCGGGCCCATGAGCTGCTGATGGCCGAGGCCACCGGCGTGCCCAGCCTGCCCGGGGTGATCGGGATCATGCCCACCGGCCGCCAGACCGAGCGGGTGAGCGGCGAGATTGGAGTGCTGCGGTGTTCCTACGCTGTGATGTATCAAACCTTCCAGCTGAACATTGAGGATGGCCTCTCCTAAGCCGCTGCCACCGCCGCCCACCGAGCCGGGAGAGTTTGAGCTCTCCAAGGACGGCAAGGATTGGGACCTGGTGACTGCAGCGGCTGAGCCGGTCTGCGCAGCTGAACAGGCTTCTCTTTCCGCCCAATCAACCCCCGTTCTTGGTGATTCCTAATGTCTCTTTACCGGAGGTCTCTTGTCTGCTCCAGGGGTGAAACCACCTACGGGCAGACGGCCAGCACCAATGGCACCGACTACCTGGTGACGCTGGCTGATGTGAGCATCACCCCTCTATCTGCTGATTCGCTGGATCGGGAAATCCTGGATGGTTCGTTTGGTTCCACCCTCTCACCGCTGATCGCGCGGCGCAAAGTGGAGGCCAGCATCCCCATCGAGCTCAGCGGATCCGGCACCGCCGGCACCGCGCCGAAGTACGGCCACCTGCTGCTCGGCTCGGGGATGAACCTGACCACCGTGTCGGCCACGAGCAACACCTACAACCTGATCACCGCTGAGAGCCTGGCCAGCTCTGAGCTGATGTTCTTTGGCGACGGCCAGCGCCACCAGGCGCTTGGCTGCCGCGGTGGCTTTGAGATCACCTTTACATCTGGCGAGGTGCCCCGGATCACCTTCAACAGGACGGGGATCTACGTTGAGCCCACCAACGTTCCCAACCCGACGCCGACGATCAGCAACCAGGCGGCGCCGGTGGTGTTCGATGCTGCCAATACCGCGACGGCCACCATCGGCGACCTCGCGGTCTGCGTGCAGTCGATGACTCTGACCCTGGAGCCTGAGCTGTTCTTCCGGGACTATGCCGGCTGCAGCAAAGAGGTCCAGATCGTGAATCACGTCGTTTCGGGCACGATCACCATCGTGCGCCCGGCTGACCTGGCCACGTTCAACCCCTACGCGCTCTGCACCAACGGCACCCGCCAGGCCATCACGCTCACTCATGGCACCGCCGCCGGCAACAGGGTGATCCCGACGATCCCCTATGCCGTGTTCGGAGCACCCACCGAGGTGGACCTCGGCGGCACCTATGGCCTGCAGCTGCCGTTCGTCGGGAAGAACAGCGCCCCCGGCGCCACCGATTCCATGACCCTGACATTCACCTGAGCCAGGCGGCTCAGGCTGGTGATTCTGAACCTTCACTACACCACCACCCCATGGGATTCAAGCTCTCCGTCGCTACTAGCTACGAATGGAAAGTGGCCGGCAAGCTGGCCAACGAAAGCTATAGCTTTACCGCTGAATTTGCCTTTCTCGATCAGGAGCGGATCGACTACTTACTGGTGGCATCAGCAAGGCGATCAGCACTCCTGAAGCGCGGCGAGGATGACCCTGAACTGGAAGGGGTCAACCATCGGACCATCGCGGCCGAGGTGTTGGTCGGTTGGTCTGGTGTGACCGACGACGAGGGCGATCGGTTGGGCTTCACCGCCGCATCAAAGGACAAAATCCTGAGAATCCAGGGGGTGGCCCAGGCCGTGTGCGATGCCTGGGCCGAGAGCCTGGAGGGAGCCAAGCGGGGAAACTCCAAGGCGCCGCGCGGCATTGGCTGAGCGGCGCAAGGCCAGTTGATACAGAGCGGCTGAGGCAAGAGGCCGAAGGCCTGGGCTTGAACGCTGAGGCCGTTGCCGAGCTGATCGGCACGCAAGAGCCCGAGCATTTTGAAGTCTGGCCCGAGAACTGGCCGGCGGCGGAGCTCTTCATGCGCTGCCAGACCCAGTGGCGCACCGACAACGGCCACCGCACCGGCCTGATCTATTCCGAGCTGATCGCCATCGGTAGCCTGTATTCAGTGGAGAACCTGGGCCAAGTCGTGGAAGACGTGCAGGTGATCGAGGCCGAGATTCTGAATCAGGGGGCTAAAAGCTGATGGCCATGAACATGGATGCCCTGCTGAGGATCGCCGCCAAGGTCACTGGCGGCGAGCAGATCACAGCGCTGCAGGGCAAGTTCAGGCAGGTGGAGGGCGCCGCGCAGACACTCACCAGCAGGATCGGCCCGCTGAGTGGGGCCCTAGGCGCATTGGCGCCGGTGGCCACCGTGGGCGGCCTGGCGGCGCTGGTGGGCAGGACGATCGAGGCGGGCGACACGTTCAACGACCTCAGCCAACGTACCGGCGTGAGCGTGGAATCCCTGGCCCGGTTCAACAAAGCGGCGGCCACCAGCGGCACCGACATCGACTCGGTGGCCAAGGCGCTCGGCAAGCTCAGCAAGGGCATGTACGAAGCCGCCGAGACCGGCAAGGGCCCCACGGCAGCTGCCTTGAGGACGTTGGGAGTGAGCGCCAAGGATGCAGCCGGCAACCTGAAGACCGCCGATCAAGTCACTCTCGAGATTGCCAGCAAGTTCAAGGCCATGCCTGACGGCGTGGAGAAAACAGCGCTGGCGATGCAGTTATTTGGCAAGGCTGGCGCCGAGATGATTCCGATGTTGAACGAAGGCGGCGCCGCCATCGAATCGCTTAGCGTCAAGATGACCGGCGCCTTTGCAGAAAAAGCCGACGAATATAACGACAAGCTGGCCATGCTGGGCGGCAAGGTCGGCGCCCTGGCCACTGGGATCACCGTCGCACTGTTGCCGGCTCTTGATGCCACTGTCACCGTGCTCACGCTGGTGGTTGATGGCTTTGCCAATTTGCCCGGGCCCATCCAGGCCATCGTTGGCGGCCTAGCCCTGCTGGCGGTGAGCTTCACGGTGCTGGCCCCGATCGTGGCCAGCGTGCTCACGGTGCTGGGTGCGTTCCAGGGCCTCGCGATTGGCGCCACCATTGCTGGATGGCTGGGCGCGATCGGGCCGCTGACCACGGCACTGGCCACGTTTGCCGCCGCCATCGTCGGCTGGCCGTTGCTGATCGGTGCGGCTCTGGTGGCCGCGGGCGCGCTGATCTACGCCTTCCGCGATGACATCGGCAAGGTGATCGCCGCCATCGGCAAGACCATCCGCACCGGTATCAGCGCCGTGTGGGACTGGGCAAGCGGCGCCATGGGCAACGTGGCCACGGCACTGGCCGCGCCGTTTGAGAGCGCCGCCGGGGCCATTAAGAACGTGCTCCGCAGCGTGCTCCAGTTCGGCGCCCGGGTGATCAACACCTTCCTGGGTGCCATCAACCAGATGATCGGTGCCGTGAATGCCATCGCCGGCCGCCTCAATCTCCCCCAGCTGCCCACCTTTGGCGCCGTGTCGGTTCCCAGCTTCGAGGGCGGCGGCTACACCGGCAGCGCCCCGCGCTCCGGCGGCCTCGACGGCAAGGGCGGCTTCATGGCGATGTTGCACCCCCGCGAAACCGTGATCGACCACACAAGGGCCCGGGCCGGCGGGGGGAGCTCCACCCCCACCAACATCAGCATCCCGATCCAGACCGGCCCGGTCTACCAGCTGCCCGACGGCACCGACACCGTGAGCATGCAGGACTTCCAGGCCGGCATGCAGGCCCTGGCCGCCGGGATCCTGGGCCAGCTCGGCACACCTGCCGGCCGCGTGGCGCTGCGGGGTGCCTGAGCATGAGCACCGCGCAAGCTGCATTCCTGGAGCTGGGCGACGGGTTCGGCACCACCTTCGCTCGATGGCAGTCCTATGCGATCGATCAGATCCTGAGCTGGGATTCCCAGTCCTGGACCTATCAGCAGCTGGACTGGGCAGGCATCACCTCAGGCCAGGCCGTGGGCGATCAGGCCAACATCACCCTGCCGGCGGTGCCATCGGTTCTTCATCTGACCGAGCGGGCCAGGGCGGGCGCCTGGGTGGCCACACTGCGGGTGATCCAATGGGATGAAGAGCTGAGCTCCACTCCACCGGCCAGCGGCTATGTCCTGGCGGCCAGCTGCGTGGGCCAGGTGATCGGGGCCGGCGGCAGCCTGACGCAGATCACCTGGAAGCTGGGCTCTGCCCTGTCACCAATCGGGTCGCAGTTCCCGCCGCGCACGGCCATCACGGCATTGATCGGGGTGCCTTGCCGGTTATGACCGAATCCACCGCCTTCTCTGCCTCTGCCCGCACAGGTTCCAGCAGAGCAGCTCGGCCACCAGCGGCTCGCGCCAGCATCGCCCTCGCTGCGACTTTTGCCCCTGCCGCAGCCGCCCAATCCGGCAACCTCCCGCCGCCGGCCGCTGCCGTCGCCGCCGCCGGTAACTCGCCGCTGCAGGTGCCTCAGGCGGCCATGGTTGTGGGTGAGCCCATCCCGGTGATCTGGGGCCGCCGCCGCGGCTACGTCGGCGGCGTTTTGGTGTTTCCCCGGGCCACCGAGGCCAGGTTTGAGAACAACTCAACCACAGTGACCAGCCGCTACCACCTGGTGATCTGCGATGGCCTGCTGCCGGACATCCAGCGGCGCGACGTGCGACTGGGTGAATGCCGAATTGGCACCTTCTCCCAGAACTACAACCAGCGGGCCGGATCCTGGACCCCCGGCAACTTCGCCACCGCGCAAACCGCTTACACCGTGCCGGCCTTCCCGACCTTCACCGGCGGCGGCGGCAACTACCAAGACCTGAGCACCTTTGAGGCCGGGGCCACGTTCACCGGCGGGTCTGACGATTGGCGCCTGGGCTGGAACATCTTCCTGCGCGGCGGCACGATCGTGGAGCGCGGGCGGCTGCTTGACTCCACAGTGGCCAGCTCCGACAACATTGCCGACCTGGTGCTTTGGGCCCTGCAGCGGTCCGGCCGGGTGCCCGATGCAATGATCGATTTCCCCAGCCTCATCGCGGCTGCCAGGTTCACCGAGGCCAACGGGCTCTGGTGCAACGGCGAGTTCAGCGGCTCGACCAACCTGGGAGATTGGCTGATTGGAATCCTGCCGCAGTTCCTGCTGCGTGAAACCAAGGTCGCCGGGCGGTTTGGCCTTCGGCCGCTGGTGCCCACCAACAGCGACGGCACGATCAACACCGCGGCGATCGCCCCTGCGTGGGTCTTGACCGAGGCGGCGATCAAGCCCGAGAGCTATCAGATCGAGTTCAACGATCCGGCCAGCAGCAGGCCCACTCCGCTGGCGATGCTCTGGCGGCAGCAGCACGACGACACCGATGCGCCGATCGCGCGGACGCTGATCGTCGGCGATCCCAATGCACCAGGCCCACCCGAGCAGCACGACCTTAGCCAGTTCGCCACCAGCGAAAACCATCCGGCCAAGGTGGGCACCTATAAATTCACCCGGCGCACCCTCTCAACCCACACCGCCTCGGTGGTGTTGAGGCCCGGCAACCAGACCGGCCAGATTGTCGAGGGCGATATCGTTCAGATCTACCTGCAGGTGATCACCAGCCGGGAGCCTGCAAGCGTGATCAATTATTTCTACGTGGTGGAATCGATTGGCCACAACATCGCCGGTGACGAGACGTTGAGCCTCAGCCACTTCCCGGTCAACTCAAGCGGCCAAAGCCTGATCGCCTTGGCGGTGGCCGCTGCGGTGGGCACCGGCACGATCCTCCCCAGCAATCGGACCGGCAGCAGCTGTGACCTCCCTGGAGCAGCGGCCGACACCAGCGTGCCAGCCAAAACGACCAGCGGGACACCGTTCAGCGCCAGCAGCGCCGGCGGCAGCAGCGGCGGTGGTGGCGGTGTTGCGCCAGGGTTCAACCCATACGGGCCTGGCGGCGCACCCACAGACTCGCCACCGGCGCCAACCCCTGGCACTGGCCCGCCGACACCAACCACCGGCAGCCGGGTTGCCAATGGCGGCGGCCTGATCCCCCCCACGGATGGCACCAACTCAGCCGGCGGCACGGCGCTATGCCCCAATGGCTACGCTCGAATCAGTGGTTTCATAAGTGGCGGTGCGGTAGTCTCCGGCGTTGGGTTGTGCGGGGGAGGCCCAGCATTTATTGCAACAGACTTCCCTAGCTTTAGTTATGTAGCAACAACCACCGCAGGGATTTTTACGGTTCAGACTTGGCGAGTCAGATGGATTGATCCAGACAACGGTCCACAGGAGTACGAAGCCTCTAGCGTTACATCGAATGTACCGTCAGAGCCTTTTGATTGCCGGTTTACGATTGCTGC